GAGGCAGTGCTGAAGTAGTGCGAGCGGGGCAGCGGGAAGGCGTAAACGGGCACATCTGGCTTCGCCTCCGCCTTCACTGTCGACTCAGCCGCCTTCTTGGGGGCTGCAGCGGCCTTCTTGACGGGCTTCCCTTCGACCATGGTGCGTCCTTTCTGACTGTCTGGTTCGAGGCTACTGGACGGAGAAGTCGTCGTAGCCGATGGCGGGGGTGGCGTTGTCCTGCATGAATCCGACGAGACCGGATGTCATGAAGCCGTCCGATGCGGTTGCGGCGGTGACGCCGTTCACCTTCAGAGTGAGGGCCGAGCCCGAGGCGGAGAACTCGACGACGTCCCCGACTGCCGGGACCACCGTTCCGGCTGCGCTGATCCGGTCCCAGTTCGAGCCGAAGACCCGTCGCCAGATTTCGTACCCGGTGGCCGTCGCCTTGGCGCAGTAGTAGTTGTTGCCGTCGGTGAGTCGCAGGACCAGACCGCCGTTGGACGCCCCGGCGATCTTCTGGGTAGCAACGACGGTGTAGTTGACGACACCCGTCCCAGCCGAGACGAGAGCGAAAGATCGGCTGCCCTGCGGGATGCCGAGCAGTTGATTCGAGAGCACCCGGAAGGCGCTCGACCCCGCACCGGAGTACGTCCACGCCTGCAGGCCATCGCTGGTCGTGCCCAGAGATGTCGTCGTGTCGGCACGGTTGAAGGTGTCCGTGACGATCTGCCCGCCAGCGGGCGGCGAGGAGGTCGTGCTCGTGGCCTGAAGGATGCCCCAGAACCCCAGCGCTGAAGGGGTGGACCCACCGCTGATTCCACCCGTGTAGGTGTACAACTCGGTGAAGGACGGGAAGTTGCTCGCCGGGGTTGCGGTGAAGACCCACCGGTACTGCGTGTAAGCAGCAGCGCCGCTGACTTGGAAGGTCCGGGTCTCTCCGTTGGCCCACGTCGGCAGGCCGGTGCGGGTGTCGAGCGTCGTCCACGTACTCCCGTCATTGCTGCCCTGAAAGGTCCACGTCACAGGCACTGAGGTTCCAGCCTCAGTGCGTGCGACGAAGGTGTACGAGGTGATGGTCGACGCCTCGGTGGTGCCAGCGGTCAGTGTCCCGGGTGGTCCGACGAGCGCGCTCCACGAGTTGCCCGCCCCGCCGATGACGCCATCGGTGAGGTACATGAGACGCCATGACGTGTTGTAGACCGGGCCGGTCAGCCGGTTGAGCGGCAACTGCTGCGCCGGGACCTGTGACCCGTCGAGGTTGAGCCATGCCTCAGTGAACGAGGTGTAGGAGGCGTCGCCGTTGTTGGCCGTGATGTTGAGGCGGTACAGCAGGTAGGGCGTGGTGTTGCTGAAGGTGAAGGTCTTGACCTCCAGCCCTGCCGTCGGCCACGTCACCCCGGTGCGGGTGTCGAGTGTGGTCCATGACGTTCCGTTGTTGCTGCCTTGGAACGTCCAGTCCTTGATGTTGCGGGTCTGCCATGGCTCGGGCCTGCGCGTTACTGAGTAGGACGCGACGACCAGCGGCGACGGCAGGGCGAACTGGTAGGTCGCAGCCACCACGGCGTTCGTCGTCCAGAAGGTCGTGGTCGATCCGTCAGCACCCATGGCTGCCGTCTCCGTCGGATACTCCGAGGAGGCGGAGACGCTGCCGGTGATCGTCGAGATGGCGGTACTGATGGCGAACCGCGTCGCCAGCGTGGCGTGCTCCGACAGGATGGCGCTGTCGTCGATCTCGCCCTTCTTCAGATGAAGGTAGGCGATGTCACCGTTGAACCTCTCGCCAGCGTCCCTGCCGTTGCTGATCTGCCAAGCGGCAGTCTCCAAGAACTCGACATGCTGGTCGACATCGACGACGCCCCAGCCGTTGACCTTGGAGTTGAGGAACGAGACGAAGTGCCCCGTCCGCAGGGCCGTGGACCCAAGTTGCACGTCGGTGATCGCGAGCGTGGTGCCGACGACGGTGGCCGACACGAGCAGCCGGTAGTAGGTGTAGGCAGTCGAGTTGCTGAACGTGTAGGTCCGTGGCGTCAGCGTTGCCCACGTCTCCCCGGTGCGGGTGTCGAGGTCCGTCCACGAGGATGCGTCCATCGAGCCCTGCAACTTGAAGTCCTTGGGCGCTGAGTTGGAGGTGTTGTACGGGCTGATCGTGTACGCCGTGTGGGCGGTCGCGGTCAGCGGCGTCATCCTCAGCCATGCCGGGGTTCCCGACGCGACAGTGAGCGCCTCCCAGAACGTCGTGGCATCACCATTGGTGGCGCGGATGCCAGCAGTGGAGACGGTGTAGCCGTTGGTCCGATCGGTCACAGCCTCGCGGTAGCGAGAGGCTGGCACCCACTTCAGGGTCAGCACGCTGAAGGTCGAGGTGGACATCGTGGTTGTCTGCCGGTTCGAGGTCATCGCACCTGACGTGTTCTGCTTCAGCAGAATCTGCTTCAGTCCATCGACACGCCACTGCGGACCAGCGTTAGCGCCTCCGTTGCCCATGATGGTCAACCCGGTAGCACTGGACGCTGGCCGCAGCACAGCCGTCAGTGTGAAGGGCCCCGACCACGGGAACATGTCGGTGAGCATCGCCTTGAACAGGTCGAACCGGGCCACCGGGTAGCCATTGACGACGCTCGGGATGTAAAGCGGCGCTGTGCCCGACGCCTGAGTGGCGGTGTGAAGGCCAAGCGTGTCGGCCCACGTCGTGATCGGGTTGCCGCTCGACAGTCCCGTCAGCGTGTTGACGTCGAAGATGGCCTCGTCAACGACTGGCATGTCAGGCCGTGATCGTCACGGTGATGTTCGACCCGGCGACCGTCGAGCCGATCTGCGTGACATCGACCGTGAGGTAGTCGCCGTTGGCGAACGAGGTGGTGTCGGGCACCGCCGTCCCGGTGTTGGCGGCAGCAGCGACCTGCGGCTTGGCGGTGGTGGGGAAGATGGTCGTTCCGTTCTTCTTCACGTCGATGATGAGAGCCGCCCCGGTGGGCGCGGTGCCAGCGGAGACGCGCACCTTCGAGATGGTGAGCGTCGAGCCGGTGTCGTTGTAGAGCCTCGCCGTGCCGGTCTGCACCGTGGCAGCGCCGACGATGGACAGCGGCGGCAGCACCGTCTTGCCGGTGGCACCAGTGGCACCCGTCGCCCCGGTCGCTCCAGCAGCACCGGCAGGGCCTGTCGCACCCGTTGTACCAGCAGGGCCGGTAGCGCCAGCAGGACCCTGCGGGCCAGCAGCACCGGTGGCACCAGTCGGACCCGTCGCCCCGGTAGCGCCAGCGGGACCAGTGGCCCCCGTGGCACCGGTCGGCCCGGGTGCGCCGTCCGCGCCAGCAGGACCCGTCGGCCCGGCAGGACCGGCAGGCCCCGCAGGACCCGCAGGACCAGCAGGACCAGCAGGCCCAGTCGCCCCAGTGGGACCTGCAGGACCAGTCGCACCGTCCGCACCGTCAGTGCCGTCCGCGCCAGCAGCACCAGCGGGACCGGTCGGACCAGCGGGGCCAGCAGTACCAGTGCCACCCTCCAGCGGGTGCTTCACGGCGATGGTGCGGTTGTTGTTGTGGGAGGCAGCGACCGTACCCAACTCGGCTCGCGTCACCGTGAGCAGTTTGTTGGCGCTGACAGGTGTCGTCGGCCCGATGTTCGTGACGTAGAGCAACTCGTTGTCGATCATCACGAGGATGTGGCAGGAGCCGGTCGGCCACTCCGGGCCGAGCAGCGCCGTGGCCGAGGTCGTAACGGCAGACATCGAAGCCTTCAGCGTGCCACTCGTCGCACCGGCACCAGACGGGCCAGCAGGACCCGTGTCACCCTTGACGCCTTGGATGCCCTGCGGACCGGTGGCACCCGTGGCCCCAGTCGGGCCGGTAGGACCAGTCGGACCCGAAGGACCCGTCGCTCCAGCCGGACCCGTAGCGCCAGTGACACCTGCAGGACCGGTCGCACCGGTAGCACCGGTCGGGCCGGTCGCACCCTGCGCCCCAGCGGGGCCGGTGGCACCTGTCGCACCTGCGGGTCCAGTCGCACCGGTCGGACCCTGCGGACCTTCGGCACCTTCGAGGACGATGAGTCCCCAGTTGGCATTGGCGGACGGGTTGGGCTGCCCAGCGGCGATGGAGGTCAGCGCGACGAAGCCGGAGCCTGCGTAGTAGACGAGGTCGTCAGCGAGGTAGGTGGCGCTGCTGCTCCACGGCCCCTGAAACTCCAGACCCGACGTACCGGCAGGCCCCTGTGGTCCGGTGGCACCTGCAGGTCCGGTGGGTCCAGCGGAACCGTCGGCACCGTCGGCACCAGCCGGGCCATCGGCTCCGGCAGGACCCTGCGGGCCGGTCGGTCCTGTCGCACCCGCAGGGCCTGTCGCACCTGCCGAGCCAGCAGCACCGGCAGGACCCTCTGGACCCTCCGGGCCTTCCGGTCCAGTGGGCCCGGTGGCCCCGGTGGGACCGGCCACACCCTGTGGACCCTCCGGTCCCTGTGGCCCGTCCACCCCGTCAGGTCCAGCCGGTCCCGCAGGGCCGGTCGGACCCTCCGGTCCCGGTGGGCCAGCGGTCCCTGACAACGCCTCGACCACCGTCACTTGGTTGACGGTGGTCAGGACGATGGTCTCGTCGTTGGTGGTGACGACCTCAGTCATAGGTGGGGTCCGTGACGCTCGGGTCGATGATGACGCGGCCCTTCAGCACCTTGTCGACATCCTCACCATTCGGCCACTCCACGAACAGGTCCCACGACGCCTTCCTCACGCCAGCCAGCACGGCTGTCGCCTCCACGCTGAGGTAGATGTCGATTTCCCCAGCGGGCCCGTCGATGATGAGGTAGCCCTGCTCGTTGGCGATCTCGTTGACGGAGATGTAGATGGTGTCCGACTCGGGGGCAGGACGTATCTCGGCGCGTGCCTCGCAGTCGGTGAAGTCGATGGGCGCAGGCGGGGCAGGGTCAGGCTGCGGCTCCATAAAAGTCCACTTGTGCCGGTATGAGGCACGAGTGGAAATCTTCAGGTCAAACTTGCCCGGCTCGATCATCAGCCCTCCACCTCGTAGAAGCCGGTGATGGTCAGGTGACTGCCGACCGGGATCGAGGAGGGGTTGCTGTGCGTCACCCGGGAGGATGTCACACCGCCGATGTAGAGGCCGACCGTACTGGTGCCGCCATTGAGGAGCGCGTAGCCGCTGCTGCCTGCGAACGTCGGCGTGGAGATGGCCAACTGGAGGGTCTGCTGCTGCCCCGTCAGGGCGTCACAGCCCGGGGGTAGGTCGAAGTTCCAGTAGCCGCTGCCTCGCGCTGTCGTCGACCCGAAGATGACGTCGATGCTGAGGAAGCAGAGGTTCATGAGCCGGATGTAGCGGGCGCTCAGGGTGCCGTTCCCGATGGCCGGGTTCGAGGACGAGCCGCTCCAGACCGGGGTGTACGTGAGGCCGGGGCCGGAGCCGATGACCTTCAGCCCGGTGCCGGACTGCGTGAGGCCGGAGTCTGCTCCACCGTCGAGCAGCAGTGCCAGCGGGTCTCCACCGGAGCCGTCTCCATCGAGAGCACCGGTGGTGGAGATCGCGCCCGGGGTGGCGGTGGGTGCCGTGATGAGTTCATAGCCGTCGCTGGCGGCGTTGACGGCGATGACCTTGCCCGTCGACTTGCCCGTCTCATCCATGTCGGTGAGGTCTCCGACAGCGACGGTTGCCTCAGCCGTGAGGATGAACGGCGAGCCGCTGGTCCCATCCCCCGTGAGGGTCAAGTCGACGCTCGCACCGTCAACGACCTGCAGCGCACCACCCCCCGTGACGACGTACGGGTTGGACTCGGAACCGGCCCCGGTGACGCTGATGCCTCCCGCTCCAGTGACAACGCACGAGCATGAGGTTCCGCTGCATCCGCAACGTGCCATCGGGTCCTACTCTCTGCCGGTTCCAACGGCCTGTGGCTCCGCCCCTACTGGGTGGTCGTCTTGCTGGTGACCACTGTAGGGCGCGGAGCCACAGATTCGATAGATGGTCGCGCTACTGGCGCGGTGGCCACGGAGCCTTGATGGCGAGAGCAGCGTCCGGCAGGTAGACCTTGTAGGCGCCGGAGTTCCAGACGGCCCACGCCTCCCAGCCGGAAGCCTTGCCCAACTTCAGGGTCTCGTCGTACACAGCCTTGGCCAGCCGTGCGTTGACGTAGGGGTTGCGCCACTCGGCACCGGCCAGCCACAGTTTCCCGGGCTTGCCGTCAGCGGTGGTGGCGTGCCACTTGTTGCTGATCTGCCAGAGTCCGTGGTCCCGATTGCCGGTGTTGTTGTCGATGGCGCTGCTGCGACCGAGAGCCTCAGTGTCACCCTTCGACTCCGCTAGGCAGACGGCGACGGCGTTCTGCCACTCCGTCGCATTGGGCCAGATGCCCTGAGCGACGAAGGCGATCTCGTTGGGGGAGAGGATCATGCCGGTGGCGTGGGCGGCGTCAGGGCGCCGACAGCCTTGATGAGGTCGTCGACCTTCTTCGTCAGTTCAGCGAGCGTCGCGTTGGCCTTCTCGGTGTCGCGCTTCGTCCAGATGAGGTACGAGGCGGGCGTCCAGTACGGGTTGGCCGTGTCCTTCGGGTTGGGGTTGTTGATGATGTCTGCGCCCCAGACAGTCCTTGCGTCGGCTTCGGTGAGAGCCATGGTTCCTCCAGTGGGGGGTGGGTTGATGGGCGACGTGGGCGTGGAGCCGTTGACGGCCTTGATGCGTGCGTCGACATCGGCGCGGAACTTGGCCATGTCGACATAGCCCGGGTCGGGCTTGTTGTAGTTCCACTCCTTGTGGCCGATGACGCTCTTGCCGGTCCACCCCTGCGCATCGCAGACGGCGGCAGCAAGGTTGACCATGGCGTCGTACTGCACCGGCTTGTGGCTGCCGCTGTAGTAGGTCTCGACACCCCAGAAGCGGGCGTTGCCGTCGGTGATCTTCTCGTTGGGGGCTGGCGGGTAGGAGCCGTAGTTCTCGGAGATGACGACCTTCAGGACGTCAGGGTCTCCGGGTCCGGCGTGGTTGGCGCGACCCCAGCCGATGACGTCAACCGTGCCGTCGTCGTTGAGGCCGAACTGGGCGAGCGGCCCGGGAAGGTCCGAGCGTCCGTTGATGATGACCTGACGGTCGATGCTGTCGGCTGCATCGTCTCCGGTGTGGTGGACCATGAAGCCGTAGACCGGGCCCCAGCCGTCTCCACGGGAGCCACGGTTGCGCGTCTCCCAGCCGTCGATGTAGCGGACCTTGCAGCCGAACTTCTTCAGCGCCGCTTTGAGTTGGGTGGGGCTGATGGGTGTCGATGTTCCGGGCATAGCGCCCTTCCTCTCTGTGACTGGTCAGTCACAATCTTTACGGTACATCCATGAAGGTCGAGGTTCCGCTGGGCGCGGTGCCGCCCGGGGGGATGTCGGCACCAGTGAAGCCAGCCCCGCCGTCGTCGACGAAGTCGCTCTCCGGCTCGGTGTCCATCCCGGAGTTGCCGTCGATGGCACCCTCCCAATCCCCGAAGTAGGCGACGTGCCGGTGCCTGCGCTGTATGCGCATCTCCGTCTCCACCCAGCGCATCCACTCTTCTCCGGTGCGCGGCAGCCATCCATTCGCCATCGTTACTCCGCTGTCGTTCCGTCGTTGCCGGGAGAGGTATCCGAAGAGTCGTCCCACGGCGTGGTGCCCGGTGCCGGGGAGAGCGTGATCGAGACAGTCTCGCCATCCGGCGTCTGCTCCACCTGCACCTTGTCCAACTTCTGCTCCTGCTCCAGTGTGAGGCAGGCGAGGGTCGAGCGGATCGGGATGCGCACCCCGGGGACCAGTTCGTTGATGCAGACGGGGGCCGACGGGTCCAACTGGGTGCCGTCGGGGACGCGCACCACTGTCGGGATCGGGTAGCGGCCCGAGAGGTTGCGCTGCGCCTGTGAGGTCATCTCGCTGGCGAGCGCCGCCAGTTCGGCCTTCGTCGGCGCGGTCGGGTTGGCTGGCTTGACCCCTTCGCCGTACGTGGTGTTGAGCAGTTCGACCTCACCATAGAAGTCGTCGATGCCGCCGACGCTGGCCCAGTGACCCTCGCCATCCGTCACGGCGGAGACCGTGGCCAGTTCCATGCCGTACGAGGAGACGATCAACTCGTCCGTGAAGTCCTTGTCGGTGAGCATCTGCAGTCGTGAGAGGACGGCGTGCGTGTCGAAGATGACGATGCGCCGACCGATGGTCGTGTAGTCGAGGGAGAGCCGCTGCGCCATGTAGTCGATCTCCTCCCACACGCTGCTCTGGTAGGGATAGGTGAAGCGTGACGTCTTGGTGGTGGCCGCATCGGTTCGGACGTCGAGGAAGCGCAGCACGTTGATCGGGGTGGAGAGCGCCTCCTTCCGCTTCAACTCGTTGGCGAGGATGGCCTGAGCGCGATGCGTGACGGGCCCCACCTTCGAGCCGGTCTTGGCCCAGCGGTTGTCGTAGGCGTTGTGCATGATCGTGCGCGACAGGTAGTGGCAGACATCGGAGGCGGTGATCTCGACCGCTGTCGCCTTCCAGTTGACGCGGGTGATCGGCCCCTCCCACACCCGGTCCTGATCCCGGAAAATGACGATCTCGTGCCGTCCGACAGCGATGTTGGCGAGGATCGCGCAGCACTGTGGCGGCGGCGAGTTGACGATGATCGTCGCCTCGGAGATGTCGTCTCGAATCCTGCTCCACCGGAGGGTGGTGATGTCGGTGATCTCTGCGATCTTTCGCGCCCCGCCCCTGTCGTAGAGGAAGGCTCGGTGGGTGCCGGTGCCGAGACGGCCACAGTCGATGCAAGGACCGTTGCCTCCGGTGGTGGTGCCTCCAGTGGTGGAACCGAAGACGTTGACCCAGCCGGGCACGGTTGGCGGCAGCGGGTTGTCCCCAGCCTTGAAGACCCAGAAGGACGTGACCCTGTTCTGACCGCCATCCCATCCGACAACGGCAGGACCGAGGGACTTCCAATACTGGTAGGTCCAGATGAGGATGCGGTCGTTGTACCCATTGGGGACCGAGTACCCGGCCTCGCTCATTGTGGTGGAGTAGTAGCCGGTGTAGCCGGTGTAGGCCATTGAGGGGGCCTTCGGGAACTGCGCGACTAGATCGACGTAGCCCGACTTCGCGGCCTCGATGTCACCGACGTTGATGCGGACCACATAGTTGCTGGAGCCCCACTCGTCGCCATTGTAGGGAGAGCCCACGGCGTGACGGCCATACCAGTCGGTGCCGACGGTCGGCTCGAAGGCGACGGTCGAGACATCTCCTCCGGTCCACTGGTTGTCGAAGACCATCTCCGTGTTCTCGGCATTGATGGCGACAGTCGCAGGCGTGCCGTCGGGAGCGGTCCAGTAGTCCGTCGGCTTCGGGTAGATGTTGCCGACATCCCAGTTGTTCATGACCATGAAGCCGTTGCTGTGGATCGAGTCGAAGACGATCTCGGTACCAGCGTTGCCGCTCACCGGGGTGCCGAAGGACGGGGCGGAGACCCCGTCGAAGATGATCGGTGTGGCCGTCCATGTGCTGCTGCCAGTGGTGTCGATGACGTGCGGCCTCGGGTCGCCCTGCCAACTGTTGACGATGTGCCGGTTCCATGTGATCGCGCCGAGTGTCAGGGAGCCGACGAGGGTGAGGTCATTGCGCAGGCACATGATCCGGTTGCCGCTACCGAGGTCTTTACCCGAGAAGACGATCAGGCCGCTGCCGGTGCGAATCTGGTTCCGCATGTCGTAGGCGTAGGAGTACGTCGTGAAGAACACGTCGGTGAACGAGACACCCTCGGTGAAGTTGCCGCTGCCGTCGAAGTCGAGGTACTTGAAGGTGCTCGTGTTGGCAACGTCGTCACGAACGAGGATCAGCACCCGGCTGGCATTGTTGCCTGCGATGGCGATGACCTCGCGGTAAACGCCGTTGGGGAACTGCACGCTCGGTGCCTGATACTGCGGCGTGCCCAGTTCCGCTGGCGTCCAGTCCTTCTGCCAGAGAATGTTGCCGTTGAGGTCGATAGCCGTACCGCGCCACTTGGTCTCCGTGATGCCGCTCCAGTGGGCATCCTCGGTGCGGTAGTCCATCTGCTGCAGCGAGAACCACCCGCTGTTGTACGGCACGATGGTCGGGTACGACGTGACCATGCCGTACTCGTTGGTGTCGGTGAAGTTGTGGCCGGGGATGTCGGTGTGGGCGGCGTGCCCACTGATGAAGTTCTGCCGCGAGTCCGCAAGGACGATCTGACCGGTGAGCCGTGAGTAGAGGCCGGGCTCGTCGCCGCCATTGGCAACATGAACGCCGAGGCTCGTGCCCGGCGCTACTGCCCCACTGTCGTACGGATACGGCATCAGCCCACCTTCCTCACGAGGGACAGGCTACTCACGGTTGACGACGCCGAGCGCGAGGCTCGTGACCGTCTCGACGTCAACGTCCACGATGACGTAGTAGCCGGTGCCGCAGGTGAGGATCGGCCAGTCGAAGAGTCCACCGTCCACCCCGCTGACGAGGTGGTCCGCTGGCAGCGGCGCTCCCGTTCCAACGGCCATGGTCACCCGCTCCGTCATGCCGTCGATGTAGACGATGGTGTTGGCCGGGGCGTAGTCGATGATGAACGACCCGCAGTTGCTGCAGGGGTCGAGGTCTTCGGGCAACTGGCCTTCGAGCGGACGCGGCAGCAGCGTCACCCTCATCTGCCGGGTGGGCTGTGCCCCCGTCTTGATCTGCAGGTTGAGGACGCCCTCCTGCCACGTCTTCAGGACGGCGTCTGGGACATACATGGCGTATGAGAGGTACTGCCTCGCCCGGGTGATCGTGCCGCCATAGACGTTGGCGTTCGTCGAGGTGGCATCGAGGCCCATCACCACCGTCAGGGAACCGTCAGCCATGAGCGTCGCGTCCTGCCCCTGCTCCCCGCCTGTGCCGTACCAAGGCATCCGCTGTGGGTCGGACCATGTCTCGCCTCGGTCGTAGGAGATGCGGTAGCGGGCAAGGCCGAGGTTGCGGCTACCGGGGCTGTTCATGTCCCGGTAGAAGAGGAAGAGGGTGTCGTCCCGAGCGATGACCGGCATGGGCCAGCCGGAGGCCCGGGTGATGATCTGCTTGGCGGTGCTCCACGACGCCCCACCATTGGAGGTCTTCCACTGGACGATGTTCGGTGAGGTCGTGACGGCAGTGGCCGTGACGATGATCTGCCCATCCGGCCAGATGGCCATGCGGGGGCTCTGGTAGGCGACGGTGGCCGTGCTCGGGTGCGGCCTGCCGAGGTAGGCCCACGACGTGCCGAAGTTCGTAGAGCGGAAGATCATCACCGACGTCTTGACGCTGGTGCTGGAGTGGTAGCCATAGCCGATGGCGTAGAGAACCCCGTCGGTGCTGCCGTTGTCGTAGTGCGCGATGTGTGTCAGCAGCAGCGACTTGATCCCGGCGAGTCGCATGGCGTTGGTCAGCGTCGTCCCGGCGCTCCACGTCACCCCGTCGCTGGAGGTCATGATGCGGGCAGTGAAGTGGCTGGTGGGGTTCGTGTCCGCTGGGGCGAAGTCGACGACACCCATGACGTACTTGCTCTTGGACGGCACCCAGCGCAGGCCAGCGGGCTCGACACCGTGGGTGCCGGAGCCCTCGTTGTAGGCGGTGTACTCCGAGCCCAGAGTGGCGAGCGAGGTGCCCTTGCGGGCGGAGATGACGGAGCCGACGTTCTGGTTCGCAGTGGGCGACTCGGAGTAGACGACGACGATGTTCGTGCCATCGGTGGCGATGTGGGGCCGAGCCTCGTATGCCGGGTTGGCATCCACGGTGTAGTTCTTGGCATTGGCCGTGTACGCGTAGCCGCTGCTGTTGAAGGTGACCGGCTTGCACGCGCTCGACAGGGTCGGCACAGTCGGGGGGCCGGGGACGGGCGGACAGTCGGGGTCACGCAGGATGGAGCCTGAGCCGTTGACCGGCTTGGGGGCGAGGCACGGCTTCAGGGGCACGTCCATGGGGAAGACGAGCGACCCATCGACGACAGCGGTCAACTCTGAGCCCTCCGCCACAGCGACGACGACGGGCTCGCTGTAGACGTAGGGCGAGCCAGCGGTGAAGCCGAACTCAATCTGGATCATGTAGCCGCCACAGGAGGACAGGTTGCGCTCAGCGATCCTCGTGGGACCGGAGGTGCAGGTGACCCTGCGGATGTGCCGGGTGTACGACTCCGCCTGCGTGACGTCCTCAGGGCAGGCGAGCAGGAAGCACAGGTCGTCGCCGGGCTCACAGTCGGCGCAGGAGGAGCCGTCCAGCGCGGCCTTCATCCACGACAGACCGGCCTCTGCAGCGGCCTCCGAGTTGCCGATGAGCCAGCCGGAGACGCGCATCTCGCGAGTGCCACGACGAACCCTGCCGACGGCACCACCGTCGAGCAGGGACTCAGTCTTGCCAGCGGTGCGGGTCGAGTCGGTGAAGCCGGACAGGGAGGTGGGCAGGAAGCCAAGGAATCCCAGCGACTCCGGACGATCCGGGTCGGCCCACTCGGCGTCGTCATCGATGGGCGTCGTGTATGGCTCGTCACCCATGGCCTCAGCGAAGTCGCCGCAGTTGCCGCAGTCGAACAGTTGCAGGGTGGGCAGCAGCGCGTCCCGGTAGGCAGAGAGCCGTGCCGTGTTGGCCAGTTCTGTCCCGGCGAAGGACAGCCACCCTGTGAACATCGCGTCTCCTATCGCGCCGCTGCGGCGAGGTGGTCGAAGACCGACTCCGCGACAAGAGCGGGGTCAGCGTAGGGCGACTGCACAACGATGGCCCCGGCCTCGATGGTAGTGCCGCTGCCACCGGCAAGTCCGCCAGACTTCATGCCGGTCTGGCCCTGCGCGAAGGCTGCAAGGGCCCGCACCGATGGGTCGACCTGAGCCAGTGGGCGATCCAGCGGCACGACGGCCTCACGGCCCGCCTCGCCAGCGATGACGTTGGGACGGATGAAGGTGGGGCCATTGAGGATGCCACCTGCGGCGAAGAGGACGGTGCCGTTTCTGGTCGTGCGGCTCATCATCTTCGTCTGCAGCACCTTCGCACCCTCGCCGGAGAGGCCGACGTGGATGTCGAAGTACCCGTCAGGCAGCGCCTTCACCTTCTCGGAGAGTGCGTCGGTGGCGTCGGCTGCGCCGTACAACTTCTTCGACGCATCATCGGCCCACTCGAAGCCGGGGACGTGACTGAGCGCTCCGAAGAAGAGCCCGAGGGCACGCTGAACGGAGGCGATGGCACCCAGAAGCAGTGAGAATATCGGGCCGATGGTGACGTTGTAGACGCTGACGATGACGGCACCCAACTGCTGCCAGCCGAGTCCTATGCCAGCGGTCCAAGTGTTCCAGAGGCCGACGAGGAGCAGGCCACCGGCGACGAGTTTGCCGATGGCGTCGATGACGAGTTGGGCATTGGTGGCCGCAGACTGCCAGTCGATACCCTTCAGCGCGTTGGAGATGTCAGTGAAGGACTGCCACAACTGCGACGCCATGTTGACGCCGTTCTGGAGCCACGTCGAGAGGTTCGTGCCGTCACCCTCGGTGAGCCATGCGACGAACTCCTCCAACTTCCCCTTGATCTTGTCGATGATGGTGTCGCCGCCGTTCTTGTCGCCAGCGGTGAAGAGAGCGCCGAGTGCCTCACCGACGAGAACGATGATGTCCCACAGGTCCCCGGCTCGCTCCCACGCGATTCGCATGAACTCTGCGATGGAGTTCTGACCCTGCGCGGACTGGGTCCATTCGAGGAAGGTCTGGCTGATTGCCTCTAGGTTCTCAGCGAGCATCATGGCGAAGGGCAGGATCGGCGTGAAGAACGCCACGAGGCCAGCGGCGAAGTTCGCAATGGAGGCAGCGAGGCTGTCGAAGATCGGTGGGAGAATCTCCTCCCACACCTTCAGGAACCTCTTCATCCCCGGGCTGTCCATGATCTTGCCGAAGCGACCGACAGCCTCACCGATCCCCTCGGTGATCGCGACGAGCAGTGGCTTGATGAAGCCCTTCACGACAGGGGCCAACTTCGCGAACTGCTTGGCCACGCCCTCCAGCACCTTGCCGGACAGCGCCTTCTTCAGGTCTACCCATGCGTCAGTGAGTGGCTTCAGCGCCTTCTTGACCTTCTTCGACTCATCCCCGAAGCCCTTCATGATGAAGAGTGCAGCAGCGAAGGCTGCGGCGAACGTCGCGAGGAGCGGACCAACGGCAAGGAAGGCCCCGGCGAGGCCGATGGCGATGGTGCTGACGACTGAGGTGAGGATGGCGGCGAGGCTGGCGATGAACGACAGCACGGGCGGGATCGCGATGCCAAGGGCGGCGATGGCACCGCCGATGCCGAGCAGCACCGGCAGGCCCGCCTGTAGGCCGGTGAGCAGCGCACCACCGAAGGTCTTGGCGAGAGCGCCGAGGTTGCCGCCGAAGTCCATGAGAGCGGTCGTCAGGCCAGTGCTGCCGCCGCCGCCGAGCAACTGACCCACACCGGAGAGAACGCCGAAGAGGCCCTTGCCGAAGACCTGTGCTGTCTTCAGCCCGGCACCGAGGATGCCGAACGGGACGGCGACGATGGCCCCTGTGATCTTCGCGATGCCAGAGGCGACGGAGCCGGTGAAGTTGAGGAAGTTGTTGCGGCTGCCCTTACCGAAAGCCTTGCCGATGATCTCGGAGAACCGCTCCAGATGGACCCTGCCGTTCTGGAACGACTTGAACATGCGGACGACTCGGCCCTCGGTGCCACCCTTCGCCCAGATGTCGATGCTGCGGAGCGCGTGCTCCAGCCCGTCGAAGGGTCGACCGCTCTCAGCGGCAATGGAGCCGATCTGCTTCAGGTCCCGCTTGATCTTCTTCGCGAAGGACTTGACCGACTCCTCGCCGGACGCCTTGAACTGCTTGTCCCACTCCGGCTTGCCGCCGACGATGCCACGGACGAGTGCCTGATTGGCGTCCTTGATGGCCTTGCGCCGCTCCGCCGACAGGGCGAAGTCGAAGTTGAAGTCCTTCGCTACAGCGATGTTCTTCTCGTAGGACTTGAACGCCTTCTCCTGTTCGAGGATCGCCTTGGTGGTCTTCTTGATGCCCTCTGCGATCTTCGCGTTCTTGGCCCACGCCTCGAAGTCCTTCATGGACTGCGGCATTGTCTTGCTGGCGCCCTTGCCACCGGCTACGGAGTTGATCTCAGCGAACCGTGCCTCGACAGCCTTCGCGAACTCCTCCACGGAAGCGAGGCCGGAAGCCTTGAACTGCCGGTCCCACTCCTTCTTGCCACCGACAGTGGCACGCATGATGGCCTTGTTGGCACTGAGCAGTTGGGCGTCGGCCTCCTTGGTGACGTTCTTGTCCCAGTTGCGGATGAACTCCTTGGAGCCCGACTTGGCAGCCTTCGCCATCTCGCGCTTCAGAGCACGGTCGATGGCGGACGAGTCGGCGTGGATGCGCACGTAGGCGTCACCTACGAGGGAACCCCTACGTGGCACGTCCTCTCCTATCCCGTCATCTGACCCATGAAGTTCATGAAGTCAGCACCTTCCGTTTCGAGTGCTGCAGCCGTGGGCTTCACGACCTTCGAGCCAGTGAGAGGGAGGATGAGGAGGGCGTCCCACTCCTCGCGATTCTCCACCCTGTCAACGGCCCACGCATAGATGTAGTTGAAGAACCGATCCGGTCTCAGCGAGAACGGGTCGAGGCCGCCGCCCTGTGCCGCGTGGGCGTCGATCTCTGCCCACCGCTGCGCTGCGATGGCGCATAGTCGGTGGGCTGCTTGGTAGGGCGGGCGGACCACTCCTCCATCAGCATCTCGATGAGTTCTCCAATCGTCTCCGGCCCGAAGGGGTCCTCACGGTCGAAAAGGCGACGCTTGTAGTGCGTCACGTCCTCGTCGTCGAGCAACGAGAAGAAGAAGTTGATCGTGGCTGCAGCAGCCTCGACGCTGGTGGCCATGTCGGAAGCGCCGATGAGCGCGACGCTGATCTGGCCGGAGGTGGGCGGGTTGAAGGTCGTGTCATGCCCGTCCACCGGGAAGGTGATCGGTTCGCCAAACTCGTCTCCATCCGCCTTTGCGGCGGTGGTGAAAGCCTTGATGGTCAAGGGAGGGTCCTCTCTGTCTGCCTGTGACTGGATCAGTCACAGGCTCAGGATAGACCGGAGTGCCCCTACAGGCTCCGCATGACCTCATGCAGCGCGTCAGAGAGGAACGGGTTGGCCCGCTGCCCACTGACTGAAGTCTTCTTCAGCATGGGGTATGGCCCCCACGGCGGCAGCACCATGTACCCACCGGAGAGGGAGACGATGGGGCTGCGCGTCCCCTCGTGCACCCACAGTCCGTGCGCCGCTCCGGCGACAACGTTCATCGTCACCTGCTTGGGCGGGGCGGTCTCATAGGACACCGAGATGGAGCGGGCCAGTTCGCCAGTGCGGGACTTGACGTTCAACTTCGCCAGCCGCTCGATGCGGACAGCGCGCTGTCTAGCCCAGCGCCACACCATCCCACCCGGCAGCGACCATGAGTCGATGACCGAGTCATAGATGATGACTCTGACATCGTCAGCCACTCTGGACCACAGCCGTCCACGCACCCCCGACGCAGCCACCGTCAGGACCCATCGGCTGCCACGCAAGGACGCGGACATCCCTCTTGTTGACGCAGCAGCGGATGGCCGCGAGGGATGCAGCCATGTCGGCAGCGGCGAGGCGTGCAGCCTCCATGTGCTGCTCCACCGTGGGTGGCATCCCGCTCTCGCTGAGCCCGAGCGCACAGCGCAGGATGCCCACCTCGATGACGGCCTCCAGCGGCGACCCGCAGAACGAAGCCTGTGGGTCCTGTCCCTGCGACTGCACCTCCGTGATGCTGACGAGGCGGGCCCACGCCATGCCATTGCCTTGCAGGCCCGACTCGCAGTAGTCAGCAGGGATGGCAGCGCCATGGATGACGCCGCAGAAGCAGGTCTCCGGCAGGCCCCGCACAGTGATCTCAGCGCAGAGGCACTGGGAGATGGCGACCAACTTCGGGAAGAAGTCCGAGTCGTCTGTCATCGCCACGTCACGAACCGCTTCCTGCCGGGCACGACGACGGAGGACGGCATCTTCAGGGCGTGTGGGTTCCAGACCCTGAGGAAGGCGTCAACGGCGCGGATGCCGGTGAGGCCGTTGGGGAAGGCTCCCGGTGCGATGGTCATGGTGATGCCCTGCCGGGCGATCTCCCTGACGCCAGAGGGCAGCGAGCACGAACCGCCGCTGCACGCCTTGGCGTACTCACACGCGAGCAGTCCCGCAGCGTAGGAGGCGTTGACGTCCACCGGGTAGGCGTTGAGGTACGTGATGGACCACGTCCCGTCCTCGGTGTCCGGCTTCGTCATGTCCTGCGTCGTGGGCCATGGCTGGCCGTCGGTGCGGATGAGGATGTTGCCGTCGATGATGCGGTACTCGTCGGGGTCGAGGTCGACTCCGTCAATCGTCACCCGGTCGATCCGGCCCACCGGCTTCGGGAGTTCGAGCCCGTTGTGGATGCAGCCACCGCCACAGCCGCAGTTGGTCCACACGCCGTTCCAGTTGAGGGGGTAGAACGATCCGGAGTAGAAGGCGGCGTTGCCGTAGTTGGAGTCGCAGCCGTTGGTGCATGGCCTCACCGTCCGGGGGCAGCCGCCGACCTGATAGCCCGTCAGGGCCCGAAGGGTGGAGGTGGCGAGAGCAATGGCCCTGTCCTGCACGTCCGGGTCGTAGTCGTCGAAGCCGGTGCAGCAGCCGGTGTCTACCTCCCAGCAGACGTCGACCTCAACAGGACCGCTCATCGTGACCTCCTAGTGTCCCCAGCATAGGGTTTGGTCCCCGCCCGAGACCCTCCAGACCCGGGCGGGGACCATCATGAGACTCAGGCAGCGCCTGCGACCCAAGCAGTGCCGTTCCAGTGGGCCTGCGAGCCGTCCTGCAGGAGGACGTACTGGCCGGTGGTCCACGCCGTCGTGGGCGAGGCCGTGATGGCAGCGGCGATGAGCGAGGTCAGGTCAGCCTCCGGGTAGGAGTCGACCGGGGTCCACGTTCCGGGAGTGCCAGCGGTGGCACCCGTCGGGGCCGGGCCACTCGCCGTGCAGGTGCAGCCCGGGGTGGGCGGCGCGACGGTGGTCAACTGGACGTGGAGGTGGTCCGCAGAGCCGATGGGCTCCAGCAGCGGGGACGGGGAGCCCGAGTCGTCGACAACGTCGTACGGGCCTGCGCCCCACGAGCCGCCACTCTTCGTGGTGGCGTTGCTGATGACGAACGAGACGCCCGCGTTCTCGATGGTGAAGTCACCGATGACGCCGCCCTGCACGAACGGGTTGAGCGTGTACCCGAAGGTGCCCGCGTCAGACTCGCTGCCGCACTGGACGCCGGGGACGTTCGACCAGACCTCGATGGCGAAGCCGCTGTCCGAGGGGTCCACGTCGGTGTTGACGCGGAAGCCCACGGCATTGCCCTCGCTGTCGAAGACCGTCGACTGACCGGTCATCATGGCGTACAGTTCCGGGTCCACCTCACAGAAGGTGACGACGAGGCTGTAGTCCTTGATGCGCGGGATCGGCGCGTCACGCACGCACGTCTTGCCTGCGGCGTTCGTGACGGCGATCTCCTCACCCTCGTCGATGTTCGCCGTGTAGGCGATGCTGACGAAGCCCTCGGAGACGATGGCGGAGCAGCCGGTCGGCTTCACCCGGCCACAACCGTCGAGGCGCGTGACACGCATGACACGTCCGCGCACCATGCTGAAGCACTGTCCGGCCATGGGTCACTCTCCCTTCGAGTCGTACTCGCGGATGGCAGCGAGGAGGTCGTCCTTGTTGCCGGAGGTGGGGAGGCCGCGCTGCTTGGCAGCCTCCTGCAGGTCGGCCTTCGTCGAGTCCTCGTCGACGGCGGCGCTGGCGGTGGCGTCGTCCTCGTCGGGCTGCGGCTTCAGGCCAGCCTTCTTCGCGACCTCTTCAGGCACGAGGAAGACGTTGTCGGTGGTCGTGGCGACCACGCTCGGGTCCAGTTCGAGTTCTGCAGCAGCAGCGAGCAGGAGCGTCGCGTTGTCGCTGGTGAGTCCCTCTACCCTGACGATCTTGTCGGTCATGTCTCTTCATCCTTCGGTTCGTGTTGGAGGTGCGGGGAAGCCCCGGGGGCCTGAGCCCCCGGGGCAACCACTCACGTCAGGGTGAAGCAGGCCGTCCCGCTGGCCGCACCGGTCTGGCCGGAGGCGCAGACGTTGAGCGTGACCAACTTGGAGGCCCAGCAGCGCTTGAAGACCGCGATGCCCTCCTCCATGAAGAGGCCCGTGTAGGTGTTGACGTTCAGCGACGCGGCGTCGTAGACAGCCGAGAGGTTGATGACGTCCGTCGTGGCCTTCACGAAGGTGCCAGCCGGGTAGAGCATGACCTGAGCCGTGACGGGGTAGCCCTCCTCGTTCGCGGCCAGCGCCTGCCAGTTGTAGACCCACTGGAGGACGATGTTCCGCTCACGGAGGTAGCCCTCGATGACCGAGTCGGAGACGGCGAGGAGGTCCACACCGTTCCGGTTGGCGAGGTCGGCGCGGATCGCACCCTTCAGCCAGAACGGGGCAACGCCCTCGATGGTGGCGTTGAAGGGAAGGCGGTAGTCCTGACGCAGACCCTGCGCGACCAGTTCGAGGCCGTCGAGCGTGTTGGTCGCAGCGCCACCGACGACAGCCGGGACGACAGCCGAGCCGGAGGCCGTGACCATCTTGCCAATGGCGTAGGCGGAGACGCGGTGCTGGTGCGCGAGCAGCGACTGGGAGATGGTGTTCTGCACCAGTTCCGGGTACGCCGCGTTGGTGAGGATCGGCACCTTGATGCAGAGGCCGATGGCGTCGAGGCGAACCTCGGTGAACGACGGGCAGACGACCTCGTAGCAGGACTTGGCGGTGCCGGAGATGGCCTGCGCCTCGGTCTGCGTGAAGCCAGTGCTGGAGTACAGCGTGGCGAAGTCAGGGCCGGTCGTGAACTTCACGCCTCCACGGTTGGCCTGCACCTCGGGGAGGGAGACGAGGCCCTCAGCGGTGGCGCTGACGCAGAAGTCGTAGAGCGTCTCCGACGGGGAACACCAGCCACCGGAGGCCACGAGGGACTCGCCGGGGAGGCGCTTCTGGTCGACCGCGAACGACAGGGCGTCCATGTCGTCCGTGCCCTTGTCGATGACGGCGCGCTTGTCGAACTGCTTGTAGAACGACGCGACCGCGAAGTTCTGCATGAGGCCACCGGCCATACCGGCAGGCTGGGCGAAGCCCTTCATGCGGGCGACGACGGCGCGTCCGAGCGCGTCCATGTCAGCGATCTGCGAGCCGGTGGCGAAACCGCTCACGTCGGCAGCAGCCGTGATCTGCATGGGGGCGCGGGTCGGGCGGGCGGGAGCCGCAGGGCGACGACCGGCGAGGGCGATGCGCGGGGAGGTGCGAGCCGGTGCGCGGGTGGCGGCAGCGGCGACAGCCTCGGGCTGCTCCTCGACGACAACCTCGGCGTCCTCGACGACCTCGGGGGCCTGCTCCGCAGCCTCGGCCTCAGCCTCAGCGGCAGCAGCGTCAGCGGCGCGGCGCTCGCGGAGAGCGGCGAGAGCGGCGTCCTGCTCCTCGACCTCGGCGGACTCGGCCTCGGCGTGCGCCTGAAGGCGGTCGACCTCACCGCTGATGCGGAGCGCCTCGTTGGCCTGCTCACGGGTGGGGTTCTCGATGGCGAGAAGGGCGTCGAGCGCCTCGTTGCCAGCGGCGAGAAGGTCTGCGATCTCCTCTGCGGTGTAGCCGCTGAGGTCTTCGTTGACGATGAACTCGTCCATGGGGGTTGCTCCTGACTTGAAAGTCTCGGTACGTGTGGACCATGCAAAAAGCACGGGCGGTCGGTACCGAACTAGGTTCAAGTCACCGGAGGCTCTGAGGGGAAGATTACATGCTCGCGCCGATGATGCAACAGACCCCGCCACCGAGGGGTGTGGCGGGGTCTGTCGTTTGTGACTGGTCAGTCACACCTTCACTTCGCGGATGCTGCCCGCGTTGTTGTCTCTGATCTTCGCGGCCTTCGCCTCGACCTGCGTGTTGTAGGTCGTCTGCTTGCCCTTGCTGTCGGTGTAGATGTAGTTGAACTTCGCGTTCTTGTTGCCGCAGTTGCAGCCCATACGTCAGGCCCTCTTCCTCTTCTGGGCGATCCCGGCCATGACCGACACAGGGTCGCGCTTGGTCTTCACCCGCAAGTCTGCCATGAGGCGCTCCGCCTCGATGCTGGCGAGCCGGGCGTCGACCGCTGCAGCAACGATCTGCTTCAGCGTCTCCTGCGACTTCTCCGGGGTGAGGACGATGCCGGACGCAACGAGCATCGTCTGGACGCCACCGCTGGCCGCGAGGCGGGTCGGCGTGATCGGGAAGCCCGGCACGTTGACGGCGAGAGCGGCCACGAGTTCGAGGCCCTCACCGATACGACGCCAGTCTCCCGAGACGGAGCCAGCGGCGCGCAGGGCGTCGATCTGATCCTGCGGGGTGCCGGGGCGGATGGCACCGGAGAACCAGATGCCGATGTCGTCCTCGCCCATGGCGATGTCAGCGACGGCCCAGCCGAGGTTGTCGTAGTGGGCAGCAGCCATCTTGGCCCCACCGTCTCCAGCGTGACCGCAGCCCATCGTGATCTGCCCGACGGGGACGTGGCCGTCGGACGTCTCCAGCATCCCGGTCGTGAAGTACAGGTACGACGAGAGGCTCTGGGGCGGGGTGGTGCAGACGTTCTGGAAGCCGATGTGGCAGGTGCCCCACTCAGCGAGGTGGCCGAAGATGCGGCCCTCCTCCGTGATGGACAGGCGGGTCGGCTCCACAAGGTGCGGGTCCTCGAACCACTCCCGGGGCGGAGCGGTCACGGTGGCCGTTGCGCTCGCAACGAGGTGCATGGACTGCCCGCCCATGGCGACGGTGTCGGCACTGACGGGGCGTCCCGGCCAGAAGCCGAGGGCGTCGTAGTGTCGGTTGGCGCAGTAGCCGCTGAGGTACTGCGGCTTGACGTACTTCGCCAGTGCGGCGCGGCAGCGGTTGAAGTCGCCCGGGGTGCCCCAGCCGATCTGCGCAGCGCCCTTGCCCTTGGTCCAGTACCGACGCAGCCGCTCCGTGTCGACGGGGTGGGTGACCCAGCCGGGCCCATCCTCCGTCTTGACGAACGTCTCGGTTGCAGAGGCCCAGCCGTCGGGAATGAGGTCGGACTGACCGAGGTCAGCAGCGCGCTTCTTGATGTGGGCCTTGGCGGCAGCCGGGTCCTTCGCTCGACCGATGGCCTGAATGGCATTCTTCAGGTCTTCGACGTTGGCGATGGGGTACGAGCCGTCCTTCATGGCCCGACCGTCCTTGGCCATCTTGTCCCGCTCCTCCGAGGAGATGTTGCGGAACTCCGGGTCCATCGGGTCGGGGGCGTCGGCAGGCACGTCCACCGGGCGCAGACCGAGGGTGAGGCTGGCCTCCATGAAAGCGGGGATCGGGCAGATGGTGGCACCGCAGACCCGGCCAGCCGTGATGACGGACACCACCTGCGTGTCCTCACCGATGGCACTGTCCATCGTGAGCGGTTTGCCGTCGCCGTCCTCGAAGGACATCTCGGCGGAGTCCACGTCGACGGAGACGCCACGCAGCGCGCCCTGTGCCATGAGGCCGATGACCTCGTCCGCCTCGGCAGAGTCGACGAAGACGCCGTCGGTCTGCAGCAGCCCCGCCTCGTCACGCCAGATGCTGTCGATGCGACCGACGACGACCGAGCCGTCATGGCCCGGTTCGTTGGTCTTCTGCCATGCGAGCGGCAGCGGGAGGTCCCGCCACGTCAGCGCGTTGGCGTTGAACTTCCTGCCGTCACCGGAGAGCACGTCCTCCGGGGCGAGCACGCCATGGAAGGGGACGGGCTCAGCAGCGTCGACCTCTCCGATGTCGTCGATGTTGTCTTCGACCACAGGGTCGGCAACGGGTGCGTCTGGCATCTCCCCTCCCAAGGGGTTCTCGGTGTAGTTCTCGATGGTAGCGACGGGGTCTTGCGCTGCAGCAACCATCGAGGCTGCCATGCGAGTCGGACGCAGGGCGCAGCGGCAGTTGATCCACAGTTCGATGGGTGCTGTGACATCACCCGGGCGGGTCATCTCGACTCCGCCAACGTCGTACTTCTGGCCGGGCAGGCGGACCTGACCATCGGCAGCCTTGTGGGTGGCGCGCACGCGGTCGTCGTGCATCGTCACCCACTCCAACCCAATCTCCTCCTCGTCGTCGTTGGCAGCGATCTCGGTTCCGTGGGCGATCCCGTAGGCAGCGAGGGAGGCGGCGAGCGCCTTGGCCCGCGCCTCGATGGTCCCCTTGTCGGGCTTCTTCGTCTTCTTCAGGGACGCCTCGACGTCCTTGCGCATCTTCGCCACCGCTGCCCGCAGGGCGTCGGAGGACGTGTGCCCGGACTCGCGCCGGTACGCCGTGCGCATCACCTGCTCCACCCGGTTGAGCAGCGGCTCGTACCAGTTGGCCTCGTTGCGTGAGAGACGCCTCAGTGCCGACCGCGCAGACCCGAGGAGGTACTTCTCGTCCTTGATCTGGACTTCGCTCGCAGCGGCAGCGAAGGCACTGCGGTCGGCGGTGAAGTTCATGCCAGCGTCCTCACGCTCGTCGAGGTGAGGTAGTGCTCCATCTCCGTGCGGCTGTAGGGACGCTGGTTGAGGAGCAGGTGGCGGCAGTACGAGTCGAGCGCAGCCGTGATGACCTGCTGCTGCATCTCCGGGTAGTGGGGCATGAGCCGGGGGATGCAGTCCCAAGCGTCGGCCAGCACCTTGTCGAGTTCTCCGACCTGACACTCGACGAACTGGTAGGTGTCTGCCGCTGCGACCGGGGGACGGGTCTGCTTCAGGGAGCGGAGCCGGTTACCTGCTCGCTCCAGCGCCCGGAAGACGAGCACCTCAGACGCGGCAGCGAGGGACGCTGCCTGCGGGTCGGGGATGTCTCGCACCGGGTGATCCTGCAGCGAGGGGTCGGGGCGCGCTTGGTTGGTCTGGTCCCCGACGGCGGTGATGCCGCTGATGCCGAGGAGTTCGAGAGCCTGCCCCACCTGCTCGGGCGTGGCGCTGCCGCTGGCGACCTTGGCGATGAGCCGCTGCTTGATCTCGTTGTCGTCGGGGGCATCCTCTTCCCCGAAGCCGGTCTCTCGACGGACAGCCTCGTCGGACAGGATGACGCGGTCCCAGAGTTCCACCGCTTCCTTCGAGCGGTTGGGTCGCAGCCGCAGGTCAGCCGTGTCCGCGACGACGATCTCGGTCGGGTCATTGGTGATGGGCTGGAGGTACCCGACGGTCAGGCAGTTCGTGATGACGCCGAGCATCGGCTCGATGACGACCTTGATGGAGGACTCCTCCACCTGCCATGCACTCCAGTGGTTCATGTCGGCGGTGCCGAGCATGACCTCCGCTGGGATGTCGAGTCCGAGGGCGAGGCGACGGATGGCCTCGTTGCGCAGTTCTGGCAGTTTCTCGTCGAACTCGGACCAGAAGGTCTGGTGCTTGACGTTGGCGATCT